ACCAATTGAAGATAATGGAGTTCGTACTATTGATTCAAATTATAGAGAATTAATAGACAATATGATTAAATATTTATGTTCATCTCATTTAAATAAAATTAGAAATTTCGCAATTATCTCCGGTTCTACTGAAGATCGAATAAAACAGATAAAATCTTATTTAAATTTATAATATTTATAACGAAAATTAGCTAATGAAACGTAAAGATCTATATAATTATATTAAAGAAGAAATTGTAGAAGCTCTATCTGAGACCACATACGCAGGTAAAGATGCAGTACAAAAAATACAAAAAGATCCTAATTTTAATTCATTAAAACCAGATGCTAAAATCAATACTATTAGTGATTTAAAAGCAGGCGGTGATGTAGAATTAGAAGAAATGGCCAATATAGGTAGTAAAATTAAAATACAAGATCCTGCTAAATTTGCTTTAGCTAAAGAAATATACTCCTCAGGTAGAACAGGAGCACTTCTTGACGCGTTAGAAACAGCTGGTGAAGAAGGTATGACTCAAAAAGAATTAGGAGTAGCATTAGGTCTTAAGAATGATTCTGAACTTAATTCTGTGATTACTAATCTTAGAATGGCTGGTGTTCTAACCCAAAAAAGAGAAAAATCAATTAAACCTGAAAAATCATCATCTGAAACAGAACCAGAATTACCAACACTTACCCCCGATGAAGAACCAGAAGAAGAATCAACTGATACTTATTATAAAGATGACGAAGAAGAATCATCCGAAGCAGAACCAACTGCAGTAGATGATAAAGAACTTGAAAAAACAGTTGGTAAAACATACGCTGATCTATCCCCAGAAGAAGAAACATTGTTTAATACATATAAAACAGCTATTGTTAATAAAGTAAAAATATTAAATGATAAGAAAACATCTGCCACTGATAAAGCAAAAGCAAAAGCAGCTATAGATAGTTATAAAATAAAAGATAATATTAAGAAAATATTTATTAAAAAAGGTCTTAAGTTAATTGACTATATAAACAGTGAATTAAATAAATAATATGTCGCAAGACTTAAAACAAATTATTAGAGAGGAATATACTAAATGTGCAAAAGATCCGGCGCACTTTATGCGGAAATATTGTAACATACAACATCCACAACGTGGACGAGTTATATTTAATCTTTATCCATTTCAAAGTAAAGTATTAAATTTATGGAAAGACAATCCATATTCTTTAATACTTAAATCACGCCAGTTAGGTATATCAACATTAGCCGCAGGATATTCTTTATGGTTAATGACATTTCATAAAGATAAAAATATTCTTTGTATTGCAACTAAGCAGGAAACTGCTAAGAATATGGTTACTAAAACTAAGTTCATGTATGATAATTTACCATCTTGGTTAAAAGTACCATCTGATGAAAATAATAAATTAACATTACGATTAAATAATGGCTCTCAAATTAAAGCTACATCCGCCGCAAGTGATGCTGGTCGATCAGAAGCTGTTTCACTTCTAATTATAGATGAGGCAGCGTTTATTGAAGGTATTGAACCGATTTGGGCTTCATCACAACAAACTTTAGCAACTGGTGGTGGTGCAATTGTACTATCTACTCCATTTGGTACAGGTAATTGGTTTCACAAAACATGGGTTAAGGCAGAAGCACAAGAAAATAATTTCTTACCTATTAAATTACCTTGGTATGTTCATCCTGAACGTGATCAAGCCTGGAGAGATAAGCAAGATATAGAATTAGGTGATCCTAGATTAGCAGCACAGGAATGTGACTGTGATTTTACAACATCTGGGGATGTAGTTTATTACCCTGAACATCTTGAATATATGATGACTACTCATGTGGTTGAACCTATGGAAAGACGAGGAGTAGATAAAAATTTATGGATCTGGGAATCACCAGATTACACAAGAAACTATATAGTAGTAGCAGATGTAGCTAGAGGAGATGGAAAGGATTTTTCTACATTCCATATATTTGATCTAGAAACAAATGCACAAGTAGCAGAATATAAAAGCCAACTATCACCTAAAGAGTTTGGTTATATGTTAGTAGGTATTGCTACTGAATATAATGAGGCTTTATTAGTAGTTGAAAATGCTAATATAGGTTGGTCAACAATAGAATCAATTATAGAAAGAAATTATAAAAATCTCTATTATTCACCAAAGAGTGATTCCCCAACTTCTGATTCGTATATTAGTAAATATGAAGATATATCTAAAATGACCCCAGGTTTTACAACATCATTAAAAACACGACCATTAGTAATAAATAAAGGACGAGAATATTTCGGTGATCATAGTGTTATTATTAGATCAAAAAGATTGATTGAAGAAATGAAAGTGTTTATTTGGAAAAATGGTAGAGCTGAAGCACAAAGTGGATATAATGATGATTTAGTTATGTCTTATAGTATAGCTATGTATATTAGAGATACAGCTTTAAAAAATAAAACACAAGGAATAGAATTAACAAAAGCAGCAATAAATAATATATCACGGTCTTCTCAACACCAAGGAGCCTATTTCTCAGCAGGAATAGATAATCCATATCATATGCCTACACGTAATAATAATTCAGAAGATATTAGTTGGTTATTATAAAAATAAAAAATAAAAATGGCAGATACTAATGTATTTTCAAGATTAAAAAGATTATTTTCAACAGACGTTATTATTCGTAACGAAGGTGGAAATCAAATCAAAGTAATGGACGTAGATTCCATTCAAACAAGCGGTAAATATGAAACTAATGCCTTAATTGATAGATATAGTAGAGTATACTCATCAAATGCGACCTCACTTTACGGTCAACAATTAAATCTTAATTATCAATATTTAAGACCCCAACTATATTCAGATTATGATGTTATGGATACAGATGCTATCATAGCATCAGCATTAGATATTATTTCAGATGAATGTTCATTAAAAAATGAAATGGGCGAAGTACTCCAAATCCGCAGCTCAGATGAGGATGTACAAAAAATTCTATATAACTTATTTTACGATATATTAAATATTGAATTTAATTTATGGTCTTGGGCTCGCCAAATGTGTAAATATGGTGATTTCTTTTTAAAACTAGAAATTGCTGAAAAATTTGGTGTATATAATGTTATACCTTACACTGCTTATCATATTGAAAGACAAGAAGGATTTAACACAGAAGCACCAACATCAGTAAGATTTAAATTCAGCCCTGATGGATATGCATCAGGTACAGCAGGATCAGGACAATTCTCAGTACCTAGTTTTGGACAAAAGAATAATGAGAGTGGTATTTTCTTTGATAACTATGAAATAGCTCACTTCCGTTTATTAACAGATGTTAACTATTTACCTTATGGTAGATCATATATTGAACCAGCTCGTAAATTATTTAAACAATACACATTAATGGAAGATGCTATGTTAATTCATAGAATCTCTCGCGCCCCAGAAAAACGAGTATTTTATATTAATGTAGGTGCTATTCCTCCTAATGAGGTAGAAAATTTCATGCAGAAGACAATTCGTACCATGAAAAAAACACCTTATATGGATCCACAAACTGGTGAATATAACTTAAAATATAACATGCAAAATATGTTAGAAGATTTTTATATTCCTGTTAGAGGAAACGATCAAACAACTAAGATAGAAACGACTAAAGGTTTAGACTATAATGGCATAGAAGACGTAGTCTATTTAAGAGATAAGTTATTTGCCGCTCTTAAAGTACCTAAAGCATTTATGGGCTACGAAAAAGATTTAAGTGGTAAAGCAACATTAGCTGCTGAAGATATTCGTTTTGCTCGTACAATTGATAGATTACAACGTATTTTATTATCTGAATTATATAAAATAGCTTTAGTACATTTATATACTCAAGGATATAGAGGAGAAACATTAACTAACTTCGAAATTTCATTAACAACTCCATCAATCATTTACGATCAGGAACGTATTGCATTAATGAAGGAAAAAGTAGAATTATCTAAAAATATGGCTGAAGCACAATTATTCTCATCTGATTTTATATATCAAACGGTATGGCATCTTAGTGAAGATCAATTTGATGAACAAAGAGATTTAATTTTACAAGATGCTAAACGTAAGTTTAGATTAGCTCAAGTAACTGAAGAAGGAAATGACCCGCTAGAAACAGGTAAATCATATGGTACGCCTCACGATTTAGCATCACTATATGGTAAAGGTAGAGTAGTATCAGATCCAGGAAATGTACCAGCAGGATATGGTGAAGACGCTACATTAGGTAGACCAAAAGAAAAAGTAAGTAGTATAAATACTCAACAAAATATATTCGGTAAAGATAGATTAGGTAAAACAGCTATGAAATACGATGATGAAATGGGCGGCATGTCTAAACAACTAACTGAAAATGCTCAAACTACTTATTTAAAGAATAAACAATTTTTAAATAGTATGGAAAAACAATTAGTATTTCAAGCAGATAAAGCGAAAGAGTCACTACTTGACGAAAATCAATTGCGAGATTAAAAAATCTTATATATTTATAACAAAAAATACAACTTTAAATGCTTATAAAACATTCGAAATTCAAGAATACAGGCATTCTCTTCGAATTATTGGTTAGACAAATAACCTCTGACACATTGTCAGGTAAAAATTCTGAAGCAACCAATATCCTTAAAAAATATTTTAGTAAAACTGAGTTAGGTCGTGAATATAAGTTATATGATAGCTTGCTTAAACGTACTAATTTAACAGAAGGAAAAGCAGAAGTTGTAGTAAGTACAGTTTTAGAAAGTTCTAAACATTTAAATAGATCCGTGCTCAAGAGACAAAAATATAACTTAATTAATGAAATTAAAAAACATTATAATTTAGAAGATTTCTTTAAAACGAAATTACCTAATTATAAGGCTCAAGCAGCTATTTATACATTAATTGAAGGATATAATAATGGTAAAAATGTCTCTCATGAACAATCTATTTCTAATAAATTATCTTTATTAGAACATTTGACTTCATCTAAAATTAAATTAAAAGAATCTAATGACGAAGTATTAAACGAATTTAGTCACTACGATAAAGATACACGCATATTAACATATAGAATACTGTTAGATAAATTCAATAATAAATACTCAGATTTTAGTAATACTAAAAAATCAATTCTTAAAGAGTTTATAAATAGTGTTGATAATACTACTAAACTTAAAGAGTTTTATAATATCAAAATTAATGATTTTAAAAGTGATCTTATTAAATTAAATAAGAAAACAGCTAATCCTGTCACTAAAATTAAAATTAATGAAGTAACTAATTTATTAATTGAATTAAATAAAAATGATAAAGTAAATAATGATAATATTGTTAATTTACTTCAATATTGTGATTTAATAGAAGAACTTAAACTAGCAAATGGCGGTAAATAAATTTACACCCGGAGGATATTCTACAAAACAATCTGAGGAAGATCCAGAAACAGGATCTATCACATGGGATGTAAAGTATACTCCTGATTTTAATGTAATGTATAAGTCATTTAGATCACTTAATAAAGAATTTAAACGATTTTCAACTTATAAGGAAATAGCAGAAGATCCAAATTTTAAAAAAATATATAACGCTTTTAATACAGTATGGAATGCTTTTAGAACTCATGTTCGTAAAGAATATCCTCATGAATATAAAAAATTACAATCAATAGATGAGGAAGCACTTAGAGAAGTAATATTTAATAAATTAAAAGAAATAAGTATTACAGGAGCAGGAGCTGGAACAGCTACATTTACACCTGGTGAAGGAGCAAATTACGCTACTCCAAACGCATTCAATCCAAATAAAAAAGCTAAAGGAGCACAAAACATATATTACTATAAGTTAGGTTGGAAACCAGTTGACGCTAAAAAACTTCATAAACAAGCTAAAGGTATTGACCATAAGGATTTATGGAAAAAGAAATTAGAAGAAGAAGCAACTAATACTTATATAAACAATCTTAATTTAACTGATCCTGCTTTAACACAATTTATTACTAATAGAGTAGGTGATTTTGATAAAATAGAAGATAAATTAAACACTTTACTTCCATTATTAAAACAAGCTAAAACCAAAACAATGGATTACTATAAAAGTTCTCCAGACTTTAAAGTACAATATAGTACCGACCTTATTGTAGATTACCTAGATGATATAATTACTTTAGTTAAAGATAAAAAATAAAATGGCACAAACACTTCAAGAACATTATAACTCAATTAAGAGTGGCAAAGGAAATAAAGCTCAATTTTTAAGACAAGCAAGAGAAATATTTCCTCAATATTTCAATCAATACTCAGACTTTGATACAGCAACAAACGTATTAAAATCTAAACAAATCATTAGTGAAGCAGCAGGAGGTGTTGTAGGTAAGGGATTTGATATATGGGATTGGAAGAAAATTTTAGGTGAAGAAGTTAAAGCAACTGAAAAAGAAACATCTAAAGAAGTATTAGACGATCAAAAAAATACATACAATAACTCAGACATGAAAAATACTGATAATGTTAATTTTAACGAAATCATGAAAGGTTTTTTCGCTGAAATGTATGATGATAAAAATAAGGAAAAAACAGGTGACGAAATCAAAGCTATGGTTGTTAAAAACTTAGCTAAAGATTGTCTATATTATACTAAAGATGGTGAGTTTGGAGTTAAAGGTGTAGGATATACAACTGAAGCTCCTGGTTTAGGTGAACCTAAAGAACCAAAAGGTAAACATAAGTCAAGCGGATATGGTGATTTGAAAGAAAATATTAATCCAAATAAATTTGAATTAGGTCAAGAAAATCCAGACGATGCTCCAATGGGTGTAAATGATAAAGCAGCTAGCAAACCAATGAAAGCTAAAGTTGATATCAAATCAACATTAGAAAAAATTGCCACTGCTGTATTTACTGAAAAAGATTTAAATAAAGCAAAAGCATTATTCAAATCTCATATCGAAGCCTCAGGTATAAATGAAAAAGATAAAGTAACCATTTTAAAAAACATTGAAGCAACTAAAACTAAACCTAGATTAGATTCATATTTAGTTAATTCATTACTTCATTACGAAGGAATGGGTACTAGTCAATTAAAAGAAAATACCGAAATAGATCCAACATATACTCACTTTGCTATTCGTAAATCAGATAACAAAGTAGTGAACGGTTGGGAATATAAGAATTTAGATAATGAAAGTATTAAAGAATATTGTAAAATGGATTTGAAAGATCAGTTTCCTGATTCAAAAGTATCTGAATTTACTATTGTCACTAAACGAGGTGCTGAATCAAAAGGTATAGATCCCTTTGATTCTGAAAATTGGTATAAAATGGATGAAAGCATAGATCCACAAGGAGCAGCAGGTGATGAGGAAAAAGAAAAAGAAGCTAAATCTGTTTTAGTTAAAAAACCTAATCCTAATGTAAGTACTAATGAACAAAAACTTCGTTCTATAATTCATAATCTTATTAAAGAAGAAATAGATTGGGATAGATTTACTACTCAAGTTATAACTAATGATTATGAAGGTACTATTAAACGTAATGAGGAAGGTTGGATGATGTATGATGAAGATAACCAACCAGAAGAATCAGGACCTTTTAACTCATTAGAATCTCTTATGTCATATTATGATTTAACTAAAGATGATTTAATGGACGGCTATGCTAAAAATTTAAAATAAACATGAAATCACTATTAGTAGAAGTTCGTCCATTTAACGTATCACCAGTATCTCTTACTGAAGGTAAGAGCATGAATGGAAATCCTCTCGTTGAAGGTGTATTAGCTACTCCCGAAGTAAAAAATGGAAATGGTAGATATTATTCAAAAGATTTATGGGAGCGCGAAATAAATAAGTACATGCCTTTAGTTAAAGAAAGAAGAGCATGTGGTGAATTAGATCACCCCGACTCTCAAGTAATTAACTTAAAAAACGTATCTCATAACATCTCTGAAATTTGGTGGGACGGAGAAAATATTATGGGTAAAATAGAACTTTTACCTACTCCATCAGGTAATATCTTAAAATCATTAATTGGAGCAGGAATCAAAGTAGGTGTTTCATCTCGTGGAATGGGTAGTTTAAAACAAGTGGGTGAAGTATTAGAAGTACAAGATGACTTCGAGTTGCTCTGTTTTGACTTTGTTTCTACCCCATCTAATCCAGGATCATTCATGTACCCAGTAGGACAAATACATGAAGGATTATCATCTCCGATTAACCCATATTCTAAAGTTAATTCTATACTTACTGAAATTCTCTGCGCAAACGGAACCTGTCCAATATTTTAATCCAACGTATTCTTTCAAAATCTTTGGCATATTTATAATAAAATATAGATATGCCAAAACTTTGTCCTACTTGCAATAAAACTAAAGAATTAATTGAGTTTAATAAAAATAAAAATCGTAAGGATGGTTATCAACGTGAATGTAGAGAATGTTGTCATGATCATCATAACAAACATTATCACACTAAAAAATCTCCTCGTTTAAAAGAAAATTTAAAAGAAGGATATAAAATATGTACTAGTTGTAAACAAGAATTGTTATTAACTGAATTCAAACCTGGAAAAGGACGTTTTGGAGTCGGGGCAAACTGTAAAACATGTTTTAATAAAAAATGGAATGAATATCAAAAAAGAACAGGACAAAATAAAAAACATAACAAATTAAAACGCCAAACAGATATACAGTGGAAACTTAAAGCTAACCTTAGAGGTAGATATTTAGATGCACTCAAACGTCATACCTCAGGCGGCAAAGTAAATAAACACCACTCCGCAATAGAATTAATAGGATGTTCAATTGAATTTTATAAACAATATTTAGAACAACAATTTAGACCAGATATGACTTGGGAAAATCATGGAATACTATGGGAGATAGATCATATAAAACCATGTGCTGCTTTTGATTTAACAGATTCTAAACAACAACAAGAATGCTTTAATTACTCAAATACCCAACCTTTATATCACTCAGATAATAGAAGTAAAAGAGATAAATATGAAGAAAAGTAAAAATCTTAAAAGAGTTATATATAAAAAGTGGAAAGCTGTTAAAGAAAACAAATATGAAAAAGCAGCATATTATAGAGAAAAAGAATGCAGAATGTTAGGTATAGAAACTTCATTTGAAAAATTTCTAAAAAATAAACTTTAACCCCTCTTAAAATAGTATTTTAAGATCGATGCCTCCCCAAAAAGGAGGCATTTCTTTTTCACACTTCGCGATTTTACATAAATCCATACATATGTATATTAGAATGTGCCCAATTATATGAGGCATTAAACTTTTAATATTTATTACGCTTCGAGGTCCCCTCATATTAAGCGTATTTCCAAACAAAAACTTAAGGAAAAATGGCAACAAACAGAGATTTGCTTAAAGAAGCAATCGCAGACGCTAAAGCTGTAAAAGAAACCGCTATAGCAAATGCAAAAGCTGCTCTTGAAGAAGCATTTACTCCCTATCTCAAAGAAAAATTATCTGCAAAACTAAATGAGATGGATGAGGAAATGTATGAAGAAGCAGAAGAAATGGATGAAATGATGATGGACGATGAAGACATGATGGACGAAGAAGTTTCTTTAGATGAACTTTTAGCTGAACTTGATTCTACTAATGAAGAAGAAGATCTTTATGAAGCAGAAAAAGATGAAGAAGAAAGTGAAGAAATGGAAATCGAAGATATGTCTGAAGAAGATCTTAAATCATTTATTGAAGATGTAATTAAAGACATGGTTTCAGCTGGCGAATTAGAAGCTGGTCATGAAGGTATGGAAGATGAAGAAGGCGCTGAAGGCGAAGAAGAAATGGAAATGGATGACGAAGAAGAAATCAATATTGATGAACTTTTAGCTGAAATATCTATGGATGAAGAGCTAGATGAATTAACTGCTACTCAATCTGGTGCTAGTATTTCTGGAGATAACGAGGCTATTCAAGCTGTCGCTAAAGCTTTAGATAAAGGAATTGATTGGGTTAAGAAAAACTTTAATTCAACTGAATTAAAACAAGCTCTTAAGAACATTAGTTCTGCTTCTGCTAGTGCTACTAGTACTGGTACTAAAGAATCTTTAGAACTTAGTGAAACAGTTAAAACTCTTAAGTCTGAACTTAATGAGATTAATTTGTTAAACGCTAAACTTCTTTACACCAACAAAATCTTCCGTAACAAGTCTTTAACTGAATCACAAAAGGTAAAGGTTTTAACAGCATTTGATAAAGCAACAACTAAACAAGAAGCTCAACTTGTATACGAAACTTTAACAGAAAGCTTAAAAGTATCAACTACTAAAGCTCCTATCAAAGAATCAATGAGTTCAGCATCTAAAGTATTAGGTGGTGCTACATCAAAACCAATCATCGAAAACGATGCCTTCTCTCGTATGCGTGAGCTCGCTTTCGGAAAAAAATAATTTAAAAACGAAAAAAACGAAAAAACATGAGTTCAATTCAATCATTACTCGAATCCGCTAATCCGTGGAAATCACTTCAAAGTGACGCGGCTAAATTAGCGTCCAAGTGGTCTAAGACAGGCTTACTTGAAGGCTTTGGTTCGGAAGTTGACCGTAATAATATGGCACTTATCCTTGAAAACCAAGCAAAACAATTAGTAGTAGAAGTTAGCCAAACTGGTACAGGCGCTACATTTACTACAGGCCAATCTGAAAACTGGGCAGGTATTGCATTACCATTAGTACGTAAAGTATTTGGTTCAATCGCAGCGAAAGAATTTGTTAGCGTTCAACCAATGAATTTACCTTCTGGTCTTGTATTCTTCTTAGATTTCCAGTACGGTACTACTAAGAATCCATTCACTTCTGGTGATTCTATGTATGGTACTCGTAATCCAAACGGTCAATATCCTTTCCAAACAACTGGTACAACTGGTGGTTTGTATGGTGCAGGTCGTTTTGCTTACTCCACTAACCAATTCTCATCATCAGTATTAGGTTTAATATCAGGTTCTACTGCGGTTCCAGCTAATGCTTCTACTGGTAGTATCACAGCAGCTACTTGGGCTGAAGTAAATTTTGATTCTGAATTATCAGCTTCAGCTGCTGCAGGTCGAGTTTTAAAAGCTACAATTTCAGCTTCTGCTTTATCTAATTATGATTTGGATGCAGTTCGTGGATTTGTATTAGTATCAGGTTCTGCTACAACTGAAACAGGAGTAGGTGCATTCACTGTAGCAACGTCATTACCTGCATTTACAGCTTTAGATTACACTAACCAACGTATTTCTTTCTTCTTCACAGCATCAGGTGCTACTATCGCTTCTACAGGTTCTTATACAGCATTCTTTAATAAGACTACTAATGATAATGCTCGTGGAGATTTCGAAGATCCAACAGGTGCAACATTACCAACTTATTCAACTCCAAATGCTGAAAGTGCAACTACAATTGCTATTCCAGAGATTAACATTAAGATGCAATCTCAAGCAATTACAGCTAAGACTAAAAAGTTAAGAGCAGTATGGACACCTGAATTTGCTCAGGATTTGAATGCTTACCAAAACATTGATGCTGAAGCTGAATTAACAAACATTATGAGTGAGTATATTTCAATGGAAATTGATCTTGAAATCTTAGACATGTTGATTGAAGATGCAGCTGCTGCAACAGAATATTGGACAGTATTAAACAATGGTATTTACAATCCAACAAATACTAATGGATTTGATTTTCCATCAACTACTAGCCAAACTGGATTCTACAATACTCAAGGTACTTGGTTCCAAACTTTAGGTACTAAGATGCAGAAAGTTTCTAACAAGATTCACCAATTAACATTACGTGGTGGTGCAAATTTCCTAGTATGTTCTCCTACAGTTGCTACTGTATTAGAGTCAATTCCAGGATTTGCTGCTAACACTAACGGTGATGTTGCTAATATGGAATATGCAATGGGTGTTCAGAAAGTAGGCGCTATCAATAATCGTTACACAGTTTATAAGAATCCTTATATGACTGAGAACGTTATCTTGATGGGATTCCGTGGTAAGCAGTTCCTTGAAACAGGTGCTGTGTTCGCTCCTTACATTCCATTAATCATGACTCCGCTTGTGTACGATCCTACTACCTTCACTCCACGTAAAGGTTTAATGACTCGTTACGCTAAGAAGATGTTACGTCCTGAGTTCTATGGTAAGATTTATGTTAGTGGTTTAAATACTCTATAAGCATAACTTAACATATAGTTAAAAAGTTAGCCGAGCCTGTAAGCTCGGCTTTCTTTCTTTAATATGTTTAATTATATAATTTAAAATATATCACATTCAAGTATTATTTTGTCTTTAATTAATATTTATTAATAAACAATTATGTCTCATAGCGAAGAAAATTCCATTGAAAGAAAAAAACCAAAAGGAGAAATTAAATTTAAATTATCTCTCAATGAAGAGCAGAAAAATGCCAAACAAATTATTTTAGATAACCCAGTAACATTAATTAAAGGAATGGCAGGCTCAGGTAAGACATTACTTGCATGTCAAATAGCCTTAGATCTAGTTTTTAAAAAGGAAATGGAGAAAATTATTATTACTCGTCCTACTGTATCTAAAGAAGAAATAGGTTTCTTACCTGGTGATTTAAAAGAAAAAATGGATCCGTGGTTAGCACCAATATATGCTAATTTATATATGTTATATGATAAGGAAAAAATAGATAAAATGGTTTTAGAAAATCAAATTGAAATTGTTCCATTTGCATTTATGAGAGGTAGAACGTTTCCTAACGCGGTTGTTATCGTTGATGAATGCCAAAATATCACACATCAACAAACTGAGATGATGTTAGGGCGTTTAGGTAAAGGTGGTAAAATAATTTTCTGTGGAGATATGTCTCAAGTAGATTTACCTAAAGGTAAAAAAGATTCTGGTATTAGTTTCTTTACAAGACTAGAGGAAAACATTAAAGGTGTAAGAATTATTATTCTTAAGAAAAATCATAGACATGAAATTGTAGAACATATATTAAAAACATACGAGGATTTTAGAGACTAATTTTTTTTCTTATATTTCTTAATATTTATAACAAATATACTATCTATATGAGCGCAGGAAAATATTCATTTGTTATAGAGCAAGGCTCAACTTTAAATCTTGAATTACAATATAAAGATATTAATAGTAGCCCTATAAATCTTACAAATTATGGAGGACGAATGCAAATTCGCCCAGATGTAGCTTCTTCTACAGTTTATCTTACTTTAAGTAGTTCATTACAAACTGATGGGACAGGATTAAATTTTAGTGGTTCAAATGGAACTACATCTCCTACATCAGGCTCAATTGGAATATATATTTCTGCTGTTTCATCTTCTGCTTTATCTTTTGATCAAGCTGTATATGATCTAGAAATATTTTCAGGTAGTTTTGTTTCTAGAATTTTAGAAGGACAAGTAAAATTATCTAAAGAAGTAACTCGATAATGTCAAATTGTATAGGACCAACAAATATTGTTTCTAACAATAATCAAGTTGTATTACAAGATATTAATAAAACAATAACTGTAATAGACTATAATTGTTGTACTGACATTAATATAACTCAACCTGTCACTGAAGTAATTCAAGTATTAACAGGTCCACCTGGTCCATCCGGAATAGGAGAACCAGGCCCATCAGGATCTCAAGGTCCCTCAGGATCTCAAGGCCCCTCAGGATCTCAAGGTCCCTCAGGATCTCAAGGTATATCAGGATCATCTGCTCCCTTTTATTTTATAGGTAATAACACATGGAATACAACTAGTAGTATTGAAATCACTGGTAGTTTAACTGTTAGTGGATCTAATACTTTTAGAAATATAGGATTAGCAGAATTTACAGGTTCAGTAAACATAAATGGAGTTTTAAATGCTCCATTAATAACCGGTTCATTATATGGAACATCAAGTTGGGCAGAAAATGCTATAAGTAGTTCATATGCTTCAAATAGTATAAGTTCATCATATGCATTAACAGCATCATATCTATCAGGATATGTATCACCATTTCCATTTACAGGTAGTGCAATTATATCTGGTTCACTTATTATTACTGGGTCATTCATTACAAATAATGGAGCAAATATACAAACATTAACAGCATCTTTTATTAGTGCATCAAGCGGAATTACCGGATCTTTATTTGGTACTGCTAGTTGGGCATACTCAGCATCACAGGCTATTTCTGCTTCATATGCTCTAAGTTCATCATATGCTTTAAGTTCATCATATACAATTAGTGCTTCATATGCTTTATCATCATCTCACGCTGAAAGTTCATCATATGCTTTAAGTTCATCATATACTCTAAGTAGTAGTTATGCTTTAAGTAGTAGTTATACTTTAAGTTCATCATATGCTTTATCATCATCTCATGCTCTAAGTTCATCATATACTCTAAGTAGTAGTTATACATTAAGTAGTTCATATTCAACTACAGCATCCTATGCTTTAAATGGTGGTGTAACTCAACTATTAGCAGGTCCAAATATATCAATATCACCAACTACCGGTTTAGGTCAAGTAACAATTAGTTCAACTGGAGATGGTGGATTCAATACTGCTACTGGTTCCTATGGATCCTTTTATAGTACAGTTACTCAAACAAATGTAGCAGGTACCGCTAGATCAATGTCTCTTAACACAACAGACATTTCAAATGGTGTATCAATCTCAGGTTCAACAAATCCTTTTAACACATATATCAAAACAGAAAATCCAGGTGTTTATGATATTCAATTTTCTGCTCAAGTAGATAAAACAGATTCGGGTACAGATGAAGTATGGATTTGGCTAAGAAAAAATGGTACCGATTTATCAGATACCGCAACATCAGTACAATTAACGGGTAATGGAGCTCATTATGTTGCAGCATGGAATTTCTTTGTAAATTCATCAGCAAATGATTATTACCAATTAATGTGGTATTCACCGGATGCAAACGTTCGTTTACATGCAGAACCAGCATTTGGAGTAGTACCAGGTATTCCTTCACTTATTGTAACAGTAAATAGAGTAGATCAATTCTTAAGTAATACAGGTTCATTTACAGGCTCATTTACCGGAAACTTAATTGGTACAAGTAGTTGGGCACAAAACGCTTTAACAGCTTCATATGTAACAGGATCTATATTCACAAGCACAAATCCTGCTTTATCAGCTTCTTACGCTTTAACTGCATCGCATGCATTAAATAATGCAACATTTCCATTTACCGGTAGTGCAATAATAACAGGTAGTTTAATTGTAACCGGTTCAGTTATATCCTCATTAGGATTTACAGGTAGTTTATTTGGTACATCAAGTTGGGCAATTTCATCTTCACTTGCCATGAGTGCAAGTAAGGTGCTTATCACAGCATCTCCAGGTACCTCTACTAACTATGGAGTAGTATTAGCAACACCAGTTGGAGGATATGCTCCTTTGAACACATCAATTGCCGAGTTTAGCTTTAATCCATTTACCCCAGGTCCTACACTAAAATTATTATCGAAAACAATAGATGCAGCAGCTATATTTAATTTGGGTGATCCACTCACCACTACAGCCGGTGGTAATAAATTAGATGTAAGTGGTTCAATTAATATATATAGATCAGGTTCAGCCAATGATAATGATCTTTTAGCACTATCCAGTAATAGAGGTCCGTTAATGTATGTTAAAACTCCTACAGAAACGTCGACTAATGTTTTTAATGTGTACACAGTTTTTCCAGTAGTTAATCCGCTAAATCCAAATGCATTAACTGTTGACTCTACTGGATCTGTGTATATGCCACAATTGACAAATGCACTCACTAGTGATAGTATAAGCGAACAACATGTTATGATGTTTGATACAGCATCAGGCCAATTAGGTTACATAACAGCATCTTATTTCAGTGGGTCTGGTGGTGGTGGTGCTACATTTCCTTATACCGGAACAGCAATAATTACAGGAAGTTTAGTAGTCTCAGGCAGCGGTATTACAGGTTCATTATTTGGAACAGCAAGTTGGGCCCAAAATTCATTAACAGCGTCTTATGCTCTATCCGCTGGAACGGTAGTAACTCAATCATTTAGTGGATTAGACACTTGGTCTTTTAGTCATAATTTAGGACGTAGAGAAGTAGTAATAGAGGTGTTTGATACATCCTACAATCAAATAATTCCTAAAGTACTAAATTTAACAGACTCTAACACAGCGACAATAGTATTTGATTCAACAATAGATGGGTTTGCAGTTGCAACATTTGGTGGAATAGGATCTCAAACACAAAAGTATGCTTATGTATTATCAGTATTAAATGATAATTTTACGGCTGGTAGTTTAGGGGGTATTAGATATGATGCTGAAATATTAAATATAGGAAATGCATTTTCAGTGAGTTCCGGAACTATAACTTGTTTAAAATCAGGAACATATGATATTTATATAAATTGCTTATTAGACTTTACTACTGATGTTTCTGATACTGTAGTAATACTAATTACATTAAATGCTGGAGGTGATAAATCTAGACTCTTTAACTTTAAAAGTAATAGATACTCAACCCCCGATATAACCAGTACACTGAATTTA